GAATTAGATATTGCTACTTATAGAATTCACAATAATGGTTCGGTTAGCGCTTTTCATAGTGCTCTTGAATCTGTATATAATGATCTAAAGGAATCACATGGACTTGTCGAGCAAGTTACAAAATCTACCGAAGCCTAATATAATAAACCTTGCCGAATGTGTGGATAGACGGGCTTGGTCAGAATCAGAATTTAAAAGGCATGGCGTTGACGATGTCCGTGTTCATGTTTATGATCGTTATGAGGAGGGAGTTTCGATTCCTTTCATTGGTGAACCAGAAATTGTTAACGCTATAACTAAAGGCGTTACATCCTCTCATCTATTAACTATCAAATGGTGGTTAGAAAATACTGACGAAGAATATGGACTATTCTTTGAAGACGATGTTGACTACGAAACAATTCAGCATTGGAACTTTACATTAGAAGATTATATCAATAAATGTAATGAGTATGAGTGGGGAGCATTACATATGTGTAATGTATTTGAATATCCTTACGATTATCGTAATGAATACATGCCGTTCGTTCCTCGTAAGAGAAACATTTGGGATCATGGATTACAAGCATATGCCTTGAAGAGGTGGTATGCAGAAAAACTTGTTGAGTATTACTTTGGAGATTTTGAAGATAAGATTCATTATCGTATGCCATTAGGCTCAGCTATAACAACGGAAAATAATATATTGCATGGCTTTGGTTTGGTTATTTCCTTTCCGCTGTTTAATCACAACGTAACGGACTTTAGGTCAAAGAATATATATTTCTATAACAAACAAGCAAACACCGCAGTCTATTCATACGAATTTGTTGACTTGTGGTGGAAAAAATGGGGATCCGATTTATCACTCGAAGAAGTGTTTGATAATAGTAGATGTTCAGCTTTCATATATGGAGAATTAACAAAATGAGTTGCATTTATAAAGGTGAAGTAATAGAATCAGAACTGTCTAAGAATTCAAAAGGCGGGACTGAAATGATGAGGCAGCGTTTGATTGATAACGTAAGTAAAGAAGTATTGGAAAATGTGGCAGTACATTTGTCACGACCGCGAGACTTGTATGAGGATGTTCCAAATATTCTATATTGCCATGACTTATCCGAAGATCCAGAAAATGTCATTCTTAAAGACGGCGGATGGAATAAATTTCAGCATATCGTATTCGTTACAGCATGGCAAAGAGATCAATACATTATGAGATTCGGTATGCCATACAGCATGTGTTCTGTTATTCATAATGCCGTTGAAGTAAAGTATGATCCTAAAGAAAAGGATATGGAAACAATTCGTTTCGTATATCACACGACTCCACATCGCGGATTGGAATTACTAGTCCCTGTGTTTGCTTCATTGGCAAAAGAGTTCGATAATATCCATCTTGATGTTTATTCAGGATTTGAGATTTATGGGTGGGAAGGTAGGAATGCAGCCTATGAGCCGCTCTTTGCTCAAATTGCAGAACATTCACATATGACTTATCATGGAGTTAAATCGAACGAAGAAGTTCTTGAAGCCTTAGATAAGTCTCATATTTTCCTTTATCCTAATATATGGAAAGAAACATCTTGTATTGCGTTACTTGAAGCAATTAAATCTCAGATGATTTGTATTCATCCAAACTATGGCGCGTTACCAGAGACAGCGGCCAATGCAACTATTATGTATGATTGGAACGAAGATTTAAATCATCATGCAAATTATGCTTACGCAGTTACAAGACAAGTATTAACTCAGATGAAAAATGATCCTAACTACTTCCACGGATTTACTTTCTCGGACAGGTTTAATCTAGCACGTAATAACGTCGCTTCCTTCGGCACCATGTGGAACACTCTACTAAGGAATATAACAGATGCCTATAAAAGGTAAAAATAACGTAATTCAGTTTCCAAGAATCTATTCTAATGTTCCTAATTCTCAAGAGGAAGTTAGCGAGAAGATACGAGATTATAAAGAATCGTATTCTTCGGAACTTGCAGAGATTATATGGGAGAACGTACTAGGAGAAATGGCAAGAGCAGGATGCGACTTCGATGAAGACTTTGAGACTTATTTCCCAGGGATGATATTAATCTTTGAAGCTATTCGTTCTTTACATCTACAAACAATGGGAACAGAACATCAACTGCAACCATTTGCCTTACAGAACGTTGTTATCATGGATAGTGATGAAGAATGCGTACAGGGTGGATTGAAAAAGAATTTAGAAGAAACCATTGACATTGACGAAGACTTGTGATATAATATTCTAACAAATTAAATATTAATGGATTAAATTATGATTCTAGTTGATTACAACCAAGTAATGCTCGCGTCCCTGTTCGCAGGAATTGGCAACCACACAAACATGGAGGTAGATGAAAATCTCCTCCGTCACATGTTCTTGAACTCTATTCGATTCAATCGTAAAAAGTTTAGTGGAGAATATGGAGAGATTGTTCTCTGTTGTGATAACACTAATGTATGGAGAAAAGATTACTATCCATATTATAAAGCAAACCGTAAAAAGAACAGGGACGAATCAGATCTTGATTGGAATGCCTTGTTTGATGTCATTCATCAAATTCGTAGAGAGATCGAAGAATTCTTTCCTTATAAAGTTGTATACGTAGATCGTATGGAGGCTGACGATATTATCGCAACTCTATGCATGGCGCATGGTACTGAATTAAATAATGGTTCTGAAAAGATTCTGATTCTGTCAGGAGATAAGGACTTTATTCAATTACAAAGATTCGCAAACGTAGATCAGTACAATCCTGTTCTAAAGAAATGGGTGAGACATGCTAATCCACAACAATACATTATGGAACACGTTCTTCGTGGTGATACTGGTGATGGTGTTCCAAATATCCTTTCTCCTGATAATTGTTTAGCTGTTGGCGAAAGACAGAAACCAATGACCAAGAAAAGATTAGAACAGTATACTCAGAATCCAGAATCAATGGACGAAGAAACTAAGCTGAGGTTCAATCGTAATAAACAAATGATTGACCTTACAATGATACCTGAGAACTATCAAGAGATTATTCTCAAAGAATATAACAACCAAGAAGAGGTGGGTCGTTCTCACTTATTCAATTACTTCGTCAAACAAAAGTTGAAAAACTTGATTGGTGATATACAGGATTTTTAATATGTTAAGAATATCAATCGCAGATATAATCAATACAGCTGCAAAGGAAAAAACAGTAGATGCAAAAGTTGCATTTCTACAAAAACATAGCTCGGTACCACTGAAACAAGTCCTGCGTCTTATATATGATGAAAGTATTGAGTTCTTATTACCAGATACTAAACCCCCATATAAGGAAAACGGTAAGATTGTAGATCTCGACACAATGTTGTATAGAGAGGCAAGGCGATTGAGAATATTCTTTAAAGGTGGTGGTTATGATCACTTAAATCAGAATAGGCGTGAAATGCTATTCATTCAATTACTTGAAGAGATAGATCCTAAAGATTCAAAGATTCTATCAGAACACGTAATATGTCACAAGGCAGTTAAAGGTCTAACAAAGAAGACATTAGAAACAGCCTTTCCAACAATTTTTACAGAACCACTCAATTTTAAATAAGGTAGAGATGTTATGGCTCGGCGTGAAAAGTCAAGCGTAGATTCTGATTGGTCAGACAACGACCATAAGAAAGAATTTAAAAACAAAGACAAAATCAAGAAAACACGTCGGGCAACCGACAGAAAGCAGAAATTATCCGTAAAACACAATTTTCTGACATAAATCCATTGACATTCATAAAGATCTATGGTATAATGGTTGTATAAATTAATAAAGAACAGGAATAACATGGACTATAGAAAAGATAAGCTAATTCTCGTAGATTGCGACGGAGTACTTCTTGATTGGAAATATGGTTTCTTCGAGTGGATGTATGAAAACGGCTATCGCGCTGCCAGGGAAGATGTCTATGATATCGCAGTAACATTTGGTATTGAAAAACCTTTCGCGCAGGGACTTGTAAGACAGTTTAATGAATCTGCAAGAATTGGCCATCTGCAAGCATTCAGAGACGCTATTAAATACGTAAAGAGATTACACAGCGAAGGATATGTCTTTCATTGTATTACTTCTTTATCAACAGATCCATACGCAGGCAAACTAAGACAGGCAAACTTAGATAGAATATTTGGTGAAGGCGTATTTGAGAAGTTAGTATGTCTCGACTGTGGTGCAGATAAAGACGAAGGATTATTGCCTTATAAGGATAGCGGTTGCATTTGGGTAGAAGATAAACCAAGTAACGCTGAATTAGGACTTGAATTAGGACTCAGATCTATTCTGATTGAACATGACCATAATGTAGATTATATTAATAATGATCTATTAAAAGTTAAAAATTGGAAAGAAATCTACGAGTCAATCGTATAAATAATAACATGACAGTTTGGATAATATATTAGATGCCTATTTACTCATTTAAAAACAAAGACGGATCCGGCGAAATCTTCGATAAGTTTATGAAGATCGCTGACCGCGCAGTCTACCTCCAAGACAATCCACATATCCAACAAGTCATAACTGGTGTCGCGCCACTAATTGATTCTGCGCGCCTTGGTCGAGCTAAACCCGACCAAGGTTTTCGTGATTTACTCACATCAATGAAACAAAACAAATCATACACTGGAAACAAAATCAACGATTGGAAGTAATTCTAATTGCTCCCTACATCTGTTGATGCAAAGGAGGTTTTATGTCAAGAGCACGTCGTATATCACCAAAGGATAAAAAAATGTCACGAAGGGAAAAAGAAGGTTCAAGAATGGACAGTAAGTTCAGCATGAATCAGATTAGACCCTTAACGGATACCCAAGGTGAAATGTTCGATAGTTATAACGCTGGGTATAATATTGCTGCTATTGGTACGGCAGGTACAGGAAAAACAATGTGTGGCTTATATCTAGGCTTATGTGATATATTAAGCAATGATGACTACAATCAAGTTATAATTGTTCGTTCTGCAGTTCAAACAAGAGAACAAGGTTTCATGCCTGGTACTCTGGCGCAGAAAGAAGCTTTATATAGTGTACCTTATTCCGATATTATAAACGACTTATTTGGCCGAGGAGACGCATGGAGTATCTTATCTCAAAAGGCTTCAGTCAAATTTATGACATCATCATTCGTTAGAGGTTTAACGTTTGATAATTCTATTATTATTGTAGATGAATGTCAAAGTATGACGTATCACGAACTCGATAGTATCATTACACGAGTTGGCGATTCGTCAAGAATTATATTCTGCGGTGATACTGCTCAAGATGATCTTGCTGGATCTAGACACAAACATGACACATCAGGACTCCAGGAGTTTCTCAAGGTCCTATCTCGTATGAACCATTCTTTTAAGATAGTTAAATTTGGAATTGAAGATATCGTAAGAAGTGGTTTAGTTAAAGAATACATTATAGCAAAGGAGAGTTCAGAACTAAGGCCTCGTATGGTGGCTTAAATCGAAGGGGTGGTCGCAAGGCCACCCTTTCAACTTAACTTATTGGATTATATTATGAAATTATTTGAACACAACTCCGAGGCACCTGCCTTACCAAAACTAACACGCGCTTCAGTGGATGGTAAACGTATTTACCAAACTCCATCAGGCAAAGGTTATCCTTCCGTTACAACTGTATTAGGTATTCTTGGAAAAGAAGATATACAGAAATGGCGTGATCGCATTGGCCATGCTGAAGCTAACAAAATTTCAACTCAGGCATCACGCCGCGGTACTGCAGTTCATAAACTATGTGAAGACTATTTGGATAACGATCCAGATTTCTCTAAGAAGCATATGCCTGCCAATGTTCATCTGTTCAATACAATGAAACCTATTTTGGATAACCAGATAAATAATATTTGGTACCAAGAGTGTTTTCTCTATTCTGATGAATTAGAGACCGCTGGCCAAGTTGACTGTATTGGTGAATGGAATGGCGAACTTGCTGTTATTGATTTTAAGACCTCGCGCAAAGTAAAGAAAGAAGAATGGATTCTGAATTACTATATGCAAGTTGCGTTCTATGCAAAAGCATATGAAGATATGACTGGCATTCCGATTAGGAAAGGTGTTATCTTTATTGGCGTAGATGATAATGAACCTCAGGTATTTGAGTTTGATACAAGAGAATACTTAGACCATTTTAAAGCTGTAAGGCAAACATACAAAGAACTCTATGAAAAAAACACGGTACATAATAACTGATATTAATATGGGAGTATTTCTTGGTACATATAATGGTTACGATTTAGGCCAAGAAGACGATGGTAGAGTATATGCATGTTTTGCAGCCAATAACCCATTTGGTCTAACAACATGTTGTAGTTTTAAAACGGAGCGTATAGCGCACAATTATATTGATGACTTCTTTGGTGCAAGAAAACAAAAACATCTTACAGCGCGTCCGGTTTTAACTGATAGTGAATTTCCAACGGTTGTCGAGTTGATTAAATCTGGGCTCGGCGAAATGACATTTGATATGATAGACGGATTAGTTGCGGAAGGCAGTCAACTAATACATTAATAGGATACATTATGAATCACAATGCACTTAATATAAACATGGATATGGGAACGCTCGATATAGACCATATTTCAAACATGCGAAGAGAATTCTTTGTTAATAAAGATTACGAGTGGTGGGATAAGGTACAGCCAGGCGATATAGTTGTTGATGTCGGTACTTGCGTAGGCATGTTCAGTTGTCTTGCCCTCGATTCTGGTGCAAGCAAAGTCTATATGATTGAACCTAATCGTGAACTGTTAGAAACCGCAATCAAAAATACAAACCCATATGTTATTAATGCAAAGGAATCACCAGTAGTTCCATGTCATGCTGCTATTATGAATAATGAGAATATGATACAGCATGTTTATAATGCAGATAAAGCAGGCGAGTTTAAACCTTTCACGTTTATGGAATTCATTAATCATTACGATATTAAGAAGATTGATTATTTGAAGATTGATTGTGAAGGTGGAGAGTACGATATCTTAACAAAAGAAAACGCTGACTGGATTTATGAGAACGTAGGTCATATCGCAGTTGAAGTACATCGTCGTCATGCAAAGTCAGGTCCTTCTGATATTATAAAAATGAGAGATGGTTTCCTTAAGAGATACTTCGATGAAGGTAAAGTAAAATTCCAGCACAAGCAGGTTGCTGAGTCGATTTGGTATGATACAGATATCAAGCAGAGCAATTACAATACACTGCCGGCAGAATTCATGGTTTACTTCACTAATAGAAAATAACTATATGATAACGGAAAAAAGATTGATTCAAGAAGCTTTGATGTTGGCAATCAAAGCACATGACGGTCAAAGGCGAAAGTATACTGGAGAGCCTTACTCCACACATCCTATTGCAGTATCTAAAATAGTAGAGACTACCGAAGGTCATACTCCTGAAATGATAATGGCTGCTTTACTCCACGATGTGGTTGAAGATACAGATGTTACGTTTCACGAGATTAGAGATCAGTTTGGATCTAAGGTTGCTGAGTTAGTTCATTATTGTACTAATGTCTCCGATAAAGCAGATGGAAACCGTGCCTTTCGTAAAAAGATGGATGCAGACCATTTCGCGCTCGGACCATGGGAGTCGCAGACAATAAAGGTAGCTGATTTGATTCACAACAGCTTATCTATCATTCCGCACGATCAAAAGTTCTTCCACAAAGCATATAAACATGAAAAGCAGTACTTGTTAGATATACTAACCTTAGCCGACCCAATTCTCAAGGGTCAAGCACAGTCTATCCTAGACGAAGCATGGAATCAGTCTATAAACGGCTGATTTCGTGCTATATTCCTTTTAGTTCTATCAAATTTCATCCATATTCCTTTTTATTCTAAAAATATCTTACTTTTTT